CGATGGCGCCGGGGAGATCATCGAGCACGTCGCCTTCCAGAACGGGCGGCCGTCGGCCGGCCGTGTCGGCGATCGCACCGGACGCCGATACGACGCCAACAGCGTCCAGCCGTTCGACGTGGTCGATGGCGTCGCCCTGATCCCGGTCGAGGGGACGCTCGTCCACAAGGGTGCCTATGTGGGCGCCATGTCCGGGCGCACGTCGTACGAAGGCCTGCAGGCGCAGGTGATGCGCGCCATGCGCAACCCAGCGATCAAGGCCGCGGTATTGGAGGTCGACAGTTTCGGCGGCGAACTCGCCGGCGCCTTTGAGACCGCGGACATGATCGGCCGACTCTCTGCGGAAAAGCCGACGCTCGCGATTCTCACGGACCATGCCCTGTCGGCCGGCTACCTGCTCGCGACCGCGGCGCGGCAGATCATCATGCCCGAACATGGTCGCGCTGGCTCGATCGGGGTCGTGACGTTGCACACGGACTGGTCGAAGGCTCTCGACCAGCAAGGGGTCCGTGTCACGGTGCTGCGTGCGGGCGCCCACAAGATGGCCGGAAATCCGTTCGAGGCCCTCGGTGACGAGGTCGCGCAGCGCATCGTCGGCGACCTGGAAGCGGCGCGGCAGACTTTCGCGGCGAGTGTCGGACGTTACCGCGGCAGCAGGTTCACCGCCGAAGCGGCGCTCGCAACCGAGGCGCAGGACTATCGCGGTCGCGATGCAGTCGCGCTCGGGCTCGCCGATGCCACGGGCCATGCCCTCGAAGCCTTTGACGGCTTCCTGAAGGTCATCAACCGGGGCCGCACGGCCCTATAAGGAGACTGAGATGCGAGACGTTATCCTCGCGGCCGCCGGTGAGGTGGCCGAGACTGCTGCCATGACCGCACGCGATCCGGCAACACCGGTCCAGGCGGGCAATGATATTGCGATCCAATTGGGAGAGGCTCGCTCGACCGGCGTGATGGAGGGGGCGCGTCAGGGCAGCATACTGGAACGCGAGCGGATCAAGTCGATCCTCATGAGCGAAAGTGCCAAGGGACGGGAGAACCTCGCCCAGTACTTCGCCTTCGAGACCGATTTCCCGACCGATGTCGTGCTCTCGGCGCTCTCCAAGTCACCCGCCGCCAAGGGCGGCCTCGACGAAGTCATGCTGCGGGAGGCGCAGCCGAAGCTCGGCGCCGGCGACGACCGGGCCGACACGCCGGTGCGAGTGATCAGCACCGAAGACATCTATGCCCGCCGCCGCGCCGCCGTATCGCGGGCGTCGCACGCCTGATTCCCCAATTCGTTTTGAGCCAAGCAACGCCCGCGGGGGACCGCTCGGGCGAACAGGAGACCTGTATGACCGTCCTCAACGAGACCCCCCATCCCGGCAACTTCATCCTGTCGGAAGATGACGAGGGCCGTCTGTCCCGCGACATTGTCGTGGTCGCCTCCGGCGCCGGTCGGCTGCTCCCCGGAACGGTTCTCGGCAAACGGGTGGCAGACGGCGCATACGACGCTGCCGCCACCGCCCGCGCCGGCAATACCGGCAATGGTACAATGACCCTCGGCACGCCGAAGACCGGAACTGGCGTCAAACCCGGCACCTACACCGTGGTGTGTAACGCCACAGCGGAGAACGGCGGCTCGTTCCGGGTCGAGGACCCCGAGGGCGTCGAAGTCGGCGAGGCGGCCGTCGGCTCGCCTTTTGCTGGACCCGTCAAGTTCACGATCGCCGACGGCGCCACCGACTTCGTGGCGGGTGACGCCTTTGCCGTTAACGTGACCCAGGCCGCAGCCAGCAACAAGTTCGTCGCCTCACCGGTGACGGCGACCGACGGCTCCGACGTCGCCGTAGCGGTCCTGGTTGGGGATGCCGATGCCACCAGCGCTGATGTGACGGCCGTCGCCATCGCTCGGCACGCCGAGGTCAATCGACACGGCCTCCATTACGACGCGAGCGTCGATGACGACGCCAAGAAATTCGCCAAGTGGGCGGAGCTTCGCGCTGCCGGCATCGTCGTGCGCTGAGCGCGCGGCCGCCGATACCCCCCGTCTCCAACGATTCCCACGGTTTCATCCTGACAGGATTAAAGATCATGCAGCCCATTCTCGACGTGTTCAGCAATGACGCCTTCAGCTTCGTCACGCTGACCGACAGCATCAATAAGATCCCGTTTGTCCCCGGACGCCTGGGATCGCTCGGGCTGTTCACCGAGGCACCGGTACCGACGACCTCGATCGCGCTCGAGGAGCAGTCCGGCATGCTGTCGCTGGTCAATCCGACTCCTCGGGGTGGCCCCGGAGAAACTCGCCCCAAGCCGCTGCGGCGGGCGCGGGTGCTGAAAGTCCCGCATTATCAGCTCGACGACAACGTGCTGGCCGAAGAGGTCCAGAACGTCCGTGAATTCGGACCGCAGATGCAGTCGCGCTCGGTCGAGACCTACCTGGCCGGCCGCATGGAGATGTTCACATCCCAGCTGGACGTCACGACCGAGTTCCAGCGGGTCGGCGCCATCAAGGGTCTGATTGTCGACCGCGACGGCAATACCATCTACGATCTCTATTCGGAGTTCGGGGTCACGGCGGTGACGCCGGTCAACTTCGCCCTCAATATTGCCAACACCGCGGTTCGCAAGAAGTGCAGCCAACTCGTGCGCACCATGTCGCAGACGCTCGGTGGGGTGGCATTCAGCAGTGTCTACGCGCTCTGCGGCGATACGTTCTGGGACGATCTGATCGAGCACGCCGAGGTTCGCGACACCTACCGCTACCAGGAAGGTGTCCGCCTTCGCGAAGGCGTGGTCTTCTCCACGCTCAAATACGGCGGCATCACCTTCGAGAACTATCGCGGCTGGATCGGCGGCGGCACGGACGCCGGCGACACCGTGACCCCGTTCATCGACGCCAACGAAGCGCACTTCTTCCCGCTCGGCACGCCCAATCTGTTCAAGACCTTCTTTGCGCCGGCGGACTACATCGAGACCGTCAACACGCTCGGCCTGCCGCGCTATGCCAAGGCAATCCCGTCGGACAACAACAAGTCCGTCCGCCTCGAAATGCAAACCAATCCGCTGTCGCTCTGTTTGCGCCCGCGGGCACTGATCAAGGGTGTGCACCATTAGGTGGCATCGAGAATCTGAGCCCCGCTCGAAGCGCTCACAAGATCGAAACGATCTATGTCAGGAGGTCGGGTTCAATTTCCTGGTGTCTTGCCTTCGACGTGCTATCAACCAACGAACAATCCCGTGGCGGGCAGCTACCTCGGCTTGTTCCCGGGTGCCAGAAAACTGGTGAGCAACCGCAGGTGCATCCTCGGGATAAATCGTCCAAATCCATTCATCGCGACCAAGTCCCGCACGGATGACAAATTCAATGTTCTTGTGCTTCATCGTCGAGCCCTTTTCGGGAGGGAGCGCATCTGTGTATCATCTGCGCCGGCGTGCGTTGATCAAGCGCGTCCATCGTCCGTTCTCAGTCGAATAGGTCGGCGTGGGTGCCGCTGCGAATGAGGATGATCGCTTCGTCGTTCTCGTCCCAGATCAGCAGCCAGTCTGGCTCGACGTGACACTCCCAGAGGCCTTTCATGTCACCTTGCAGGCGATGCGGCCGGTGTCTGGACGGCAGCTTATGGCCACGCGCAAGAATGTCGATCAGGACTTCAATCTTCTTGAGATCCCTGCCGCGTTTGCGCGCCAGCTTCAGATCGCGCAGAAACTGATTTGTGGTCTGGATCGTTTTCACGCACGGGCCGTGCGGATGAGATCGGCAGCGCTCTTGAACGTCTTGAGCTTCTTGCCTGCGCGCGCTTCCAAAATCGCGGACCGGGTTGCCGTATTCGGCAGTCGAACCTCGAAGGGTAATCCACCCTGCAAGGATACTTGCCGATAGAACAGACGGATCGCTTCGGTCGGCGAGAGGCCGACCTTGGCCAGCACTTCCTCGGCTTCTTCCTTCAGGTCGGGCTCCATACGGGCGCGGATCATCGCGGTCTTCGACATTGGTCGATCTCCTTCAACTGGAATGTAGCACAATTGGGATACATATTCAATGGCAAGGCTGCTCACCCGGATAGGGGCCTGCGCTGCTTCCATTTGGGAGCGTCGGAACCAGTTTCGGCTCTGAACTCGAATTTCCATGTCCAGCTTCTTTGATGCCTGGTCGGCGCGCCAGCCTCAACTCGACCGCGTATTTGCCGAGACGATCCGCCTCGTGCCGATGCAGGCCGGTGGCTACACGGCCGCGGCATTCGATCCTAGTCGTGCGCAACGTGAGTTCCCCGCGATCATCACGGAAACGCCCACTCGTATGCACGCGACCGCAAACGCAGCCGGCCGCGATTTCGACCACGCATTCGTCATGGCGGAAACGATCGCGAGCATCGATCGTTCGCGCCTCGGGAGCGAACTGCCAAAAGTTGGCGATCGCGTAATAGCGCTCGACCGGCCCGATACGCCGACATTCGAGATTACGGCCGTCGAAAGCGACGGCGTCGCACGCGTGCTGCTATCTCTGGTAAGGGTGCCTTCATGAGCCTGGCGGTCGCGGCCATCAAAATCGCCGCAGTGCGCTCGCTGAAGGGGAGAACCTCGGCTAGCAACGCCGTCTTCGACAGCGCGCTTGAGCCCTTCGATGCGCTGCGCGACCAGGGTGCGCCGGTGATTGTGGTCTCCTGCGACACCGGCAAGCGTGACGTCGAGGGTCGCGACCTGTTTGGCGCAAGCCAAGTCATCGACCTGTCGGTCGACATGTTCGTCGCCCAGGCGGTCACGGTCGACGCCGGCGAGACCGGGATCCGAATTCCTGCCTCCGACGAAGGCAACGAGATCTATCTGCGCAGTCTCGCCTATGAGGTGGAGAAGGTTTTGCTCGCCGACCAGTCTGCCTGGCCCGAACTGTTCCGCCGGTTGTGGTTTCGGGCGCCAAATCAAGACTTTAGCGAATGGGACCGGGGCGCGATCGCCGACAAGGGCCGCCGCCAGGCTCTCCTGCGCGCTATATATAAAGTGGAGACGATCGCCGACCCCATCCCGGGCGCCGAGCCCGTGGGGGTGTGGGCCGATTTCCTCGCCGCCATGGCGGCGGATCCGGAGCTCTCCGACCTCGCCCGCTACTGGCGGCAATTGATCGCCGGCACGAGTGTCCCGGACTGGCAGCAGACTCAGGTGGCGCTCGGCCTGACGCAGGCGGGTATCCGCGGCATTGGCCTGGCGCCCGAGGACGACACCGAACCGGGCGAAGCGGCCCAGATAGCTGAGATCGGCGTATTCGCTGTCGATGCCGGCGGCACGCTGGCGATCGCCCCGGAGCCGTAACGCCTCATGTCGATGGAGTTGCTCGAGGCCTTGACCCGCATTGCCGAGGTCGAGCGCAAGATCGACAACCTATTCCGCCACGGACCGGTGACGGAGCGAAGGAAAATCGACGGCCGCTGGTTCGTACGCATGCGCGTCGGCGGCCAGGATGCCGACCCATTCCTGTCGCCCTGGATCCCCTATGTGTCGCCAAATGGCGGGCCGCAGGGCCTCAACGTGCACCGCGTCCCAAAGGAGGGCGAGCAACTCACTTTGTTGTCGCCAGCCGGCGATTTTCAGCAGGGGGTGGCAACCTCGATGTTCTGGTCGGACCAGCATCCGCCACCGTCCGATGATCCTGACGCGGTGGTCGTCACCCATCCGAAGTTCAAGCTCACCCTGAAGGAGGGGAAGCTGGTGATCGACACGGCGCAGGAGGTCGAGGTCAACGCGAAGACCAAGATCGCACTCAAGGTCGGCGGGGCCACCCTCGAAATCACGAGCGACACGATCAGCGCCGTCGCGACGGTCGTTGAGGCGGCCGGCAAGACCTACATCGGCCTGACCAGCAAGGGCGACCGCCCGCCAGACAAGGTGCTGACCGAAGGTGGGCCGGCGCTGAAAGCCTTCGCAAAGTTCTGATGATGGCTGGCATGGACCCGATCACCGGCGGCCTGCTCGATGGCTGGCCACGGGTTGCCGACCACATCATGCGGATTTTCACGACGGGATACGGGCAACGCATCCTGCGCATGTGGTGGGGGTCGAACGTGCCGCAGTTGCTCGGCGAGAACATGACCGAAAACACGGTCGTTCGGTTCTTCATGGCGATCATCACATCGATGGAGATCGTCGAGAACGGCCTGCCCCGGATGCCGAACTTCAAGATCACCAAGCTCACCCCGAAAAAGGTCGAGCGCCCGGGTTCGCTGACGATCGAGATCGTCGGCATCTACATGCCACGCGGGCACCTGGGCGATTTTGCGCCCGAGGACGTGCGGACCCTCACCATCCCGCTGTTCGAGTAGCAGCGCCTCCGTATTTGGATTTTACCCATGTCGTCTCGGTTTCTGGCGCCGGACCTCTCCCTGCTCGCGCCGGCGAAGCTGATCGAGGAGATCGACGCCGAGGCAATCCTCGCCTCCCAGAAGGCGTGGGTCCTGGCGCGGTGGGCAGAAATCCGAGTTGGTCGACCCGACCTGCCAGTGCTCGACACGCTCGGCCTCGAGACCGAGCCGATGACAATCCTGCTGCAGGCGTATGCCTATCGCGAGACGCTGCTGCGGGCGCTGGTCAACGACAAGGCGCGCGCCGTGCTGCTGGCCTATGCGACCGGCACCGACCTCGATCACCTGGGGGCCCTGTTCGGCGTCGTGCGCATGGAAATCGCGACCGGCATCCTGGAAAGCGACGAGCGGCTGCGCAGGCGCATCCAACTCGCGCCGGAGGCCTTCTCGGTGGCCGGCCCGCGCGGAGCCTACATCTTCCATGCCCTGACGGTCGACGGCACTGTGGCCGACGCCTGGGCGTACAGCCCGCGCGACGGAGAAGTCATCGTGGTGGTCGCAGGCGAGGCCGGCGCCGACCTGAGCGACGCCGTCCTGGCAAAACTCGTCGACCGCTTCGAGCGCGAGGACACGGTTCCGCTGACGGATGCCGTCATGGTCCGCCGGGCGGAGCGCATCGACTACGCGGTCGAGGAAACCATCATGGTGCCGCGCGGCCCGGACGCGAACCTTTTGCGTGCCAAGGCCATCGAAGCGATCACGGCTTACGGCGCCAGCCGCTGCCGGATCGGGGCGACCGTATTCCGGTCCGGCCTTATCACCGCTGCGGCGGTCGGCGGCGTCGAGGGCGTCGAACTTCAAGCGCCGGCCGCCAACGTCGTGCCGGCGGAATATCAGATCCCGCGTCTGACCGGCGTGGTGGTCAACGTCCACATCAGCGATTAGCGCCGTGGCACTTGAGTATGCCGACCACCTGCTGCCCGAACGCAGCAGCGGGCCGCTTGAACGCGTCCTGGCGTCTGTGGGGCAGCGGGTCCAGGCAATCCCGACGCCGATCGACCTGCTGAAACGGCCGCTAAAAACCCCCTCGGGGTTCCTCCCGCATCTCGGCTTCGAGTTCTCGGTCGACATCTGGAAGGCAGGTTGGACCGACGCGCGCAAGCGCGCGGTCATCAATGCGTCGCTGCTCCTGCACGCCCGCAAGGGTACCGCCTACGCGCTGCGGGAATACGCCCGCTATGCGGACGCCGAGGTGCTCAAGATCGAGCGCCCGCCCATGAAGGTGTTCTCGGGCAAGTCGCTCACCAAGGACGAGCGGGAGGCATGGCTCGCCAAGCTGCCGCAGGTGCGCGTCTGGCAGATCGCTGATCGAGGCGTCGCCAGCCCCTATAAGGCATTCTTGAACAGCCGCTCCGGTGTCAGTCTGCACTCGCGGCGGTTTTGCCTGGGCGGCGCCTTCACGGTCAAATCGACGGCGCTGGAACGCCTGAAGCGCCGAGCCCGGTGGGTTGTCGAGGGCCAGGAGACGGACACTCGCGTGTCGAATATCGGCACCACGTTCCGCCTCCACCTCAAGGGCACGGCCGGCAAGAGCGTCTTCAGCGGCCGCTCATGCGGACATCGCTTCTACGTTCCATCAACTGCGTGGCGCCGGCTGGTGACGATCGCGCCAACGACGCGGCTGCCCTGGCGCTCGCCGTTGACGCCGACCTTGCAGGCGGTGCAGTCGGAACCCGAGCGAATCCGTATCGAGGGCACCCGAGGCTACTCGGTGTTCTCAAACATGCCGATGCGACACCGGGCGTTCTTCGTTCGCTCGACGGCGCCGCTTCGCATTTTCGAGCGATACCCCGTCTACGACGGCACCAAGTCCGCGCGCCGGCCGGTGGTGCAGTTCATGGGCGTCGGGCGGTACGGCTTTCGGCCGCACACCGCTCGCGTCCACCTCTCGGTGCCGGGGAAACGCCCGTCTTGGAAGGCTGGCGAGGGGGTCGTCGGAGCGCGCAAGCGGTTCTGGATACCCCACGACGGCACGCGACTGGCCGAAGCGCGGGCAGCAATCGCCGCCTCGAAAAGGCTCTCCGACAAGGTGCTTGTCAAAATCGGCCCCGTCCATCGCTTCGTCGCCGGCGGAGCACCCATTCGTGCTGACATCGACAATGTGATTGTCGGACGGCGGTAGCAAGAGGTTCGCTATGGAAAAAACCGTCAAGTTTGAAGACCTGATGGAGCAGCAGGCCGATGATCACACGAATATTCAAGCCTTCGCTCGCCTGTCCATCGATCACATCGTATCCGACGCCGTGACCAGGACGCGCCGGTTCATCGGCTTCAACGTCGCAAAGACCGGACAGGCCGAAGTCACGATCGCCCCCGGTCGCTTCTATGATGTGAACGGAGCGGTCTTCGCCCGCGCGAGCGGCACCGTGCAGTCGTTGATCCCCAAGCTACCGATCACGGCGAAGAAGTACATCTCGATCACGGCTCACGGCGTCGAGACGGAGACCGATGTCGAGGAGCGCGACTTCCTGGTCGATGTCGAGACGGGGCGCACGGAGCCCGACGCGGTGGCAATGCACGCCAGCCGCGACGCCGTGCTCGACATCGCGGAAGGAAGCGAGACCGCGGACCCGAACCCGCCTGCGATCCCGATCGGCGATGTGGAAGTTGCCCGCGTCCTGCTCGACACCTCGGGCGTCGTCGCCATCACCATGATGGTCCAGAACCGGGTTGCGTCGACCGAAGACCTCAATGCGCGCGCCGATCTGATCGACGCCTGGAAGGGCATCATCGAGCCGCGGGTGTCGTCGCTAGGCTCCGATCTCGCCGCGCTCGCGGCCGAGCTTCGCCGCAAGAGCACGCAGAACGATATGACGCGCATCTACCGCGATCTCGCGCGCGTCAAAGAGCGGGTGAACCTGCCGTCCTCCTACTCCGATTGGGGCGCCGACCATTTTCTCGATGAGACGGACACTGATGCCGAGAACGAACAAAACCTTGGACACAGCGCCTGGACCCAGGAGGGTATCCGCTTTCCCGACGACAACGCAGACGAATTCGAGTTGGCGCTGTTTTCGTCCAATGACCCGAATGCGTCGTTGCAGAACGGTATCCTCCTGCCGGCCTACGATAGCGTGTTCAAGATGGGCATCTACCCGTACACGTCCGAGGTCGGTATCGCTCAATACGGGTTCCAGAGCATCGATCTGATCCAGAAGCAGATCGCTCGCAAGCGCCTCCGCTATGGTCAGATCTTCACCGTCTGCACCAATGCGGCCTGGTATCGCTCTGGCGTGTTCGATCCGGCGACGATGCTGTTTCGTATCGGCAATGAAGTGTTCAACGTGCTCGACATGCCGGACCTTGCCGGCGGGTGGGCTCACTTCCCGCGAATGCAGCAGGTGTGGGAGGACAATTACGTCGAGGAGTATTGGGAATATGTCGTAACCGAGCACCATATCTCAGGTGCTCTCGTGGCGCAGACGCTCCTCAACTCCAACGACACGTGGCTGACCAGGATCGGCTTCTACGTCAAGGAAAAGGCCGCGAACGAGAACGTGCATCTGGCTATCGTCGAATGTACTGGCGGCGTGCCCGATCTCGACAAGGCGATCCTGAAGCAGACGGTGAACCACGCTGATCTGATCTCGGGCGACTGGACGCGGATCAACACCGTCCCGACCTTCCTCAAGGCTGGCAAGCGGTACGCCATTGTGCTGGTGTCGAACGCCAACCACAAGATCGGCATGGCTACCGGCCAGTCATACCTCGACGGCTCGTTCTTCTACTCGACGGACGGCGCCTGGTTCCAGGGCGACCTGACCAAGGACATGATGCTCGAGCTCTACGGCGCCAAGTTCCGGGCGCCGCAGGTAACGATCGAACTCGGCGCGTGGAACCTCGATGGCGGCATCCGCAACATCGACATCCTGGCCGGAACGATCGCCCCCGAGAGCACGCAGTTGATCTATGAGGTTCTCCCCACCAACGGGACCAACTGGATCGCGCTGACCACGGACGACCTGTCCGCGTTCAACGCGGCGCCCCCGCTGTGTCGGGCCCGCGTCCGGTTCGTCGGCACGCGTGACGTCATGCCCGGTCTCGTCATCGCGGGTTCGCGGTGCAAGTTGTCGCGCCCGAAAACGGCGTTCACGCACATCTCGAAACAACAGACGCTCGCGGCGCCGACGACCTCCGTCACGGTCGAGTGCCTATTGGAGAGTTTTGATGAGACGCCGCATGATCTCGATGTGCGGCTGCGTGTTGGAAGCACGTGGGAAACGCCGGACGCCACGGTAACGGACGTGGAGAGCGTCGAGGAAGGTCGCTACATCCGCCGCTTCACCTTCAATGTGGCGCAAGCGATTTCGGCGTTCACCATTGAGACCAAGGGGACGACGAACAGCGCCGGCAACACCTTCCACGTCGCCGAGCGCATCCACTGGTCGACATGATCACCATGGCGGTCAGAAGCGTGATGCTCGTGGCCGCCTAGTTCGGAGAACCAAAATGGCGAGAAAAGCAATGGCGAAGGTCACTGATGCGCCGTCCGCGGTGCCGGATGCTTTCGACCCGAACGCTCAGTATGAAGTCAAGCTCACGCGAAGCATCGAAGTTGGCGGCGTGAAGATACGTCCGTTTCAGGGCGTGACCATGAAGGGTCGCGCGTGTGAAGCGAACAGGGACGCTCTCGCGTCTGCGATCAAGAAGATCTAACGTCATGCGCAAGATCGATGTCTATAAGGTCAAGTCGGGTGTCAATCTCGGCTCCTCAAAATTCTGGAACGGGATTTTTGAAGACATCGATCTGCGCATTCACGCCCGCGAACTCGATGCCGAGGCGATCAATAAGGCGGCCGACGAACTGATCGCAGTCGGCATCGCTCGGGTGAACGTGACGTTCAATCCGCTGATCCAGCAATCGACGCAGGCAATGCAGGACGCGATTGCGCTGCTCGCCGCTGCTCAGCAGCAGGTTGCAGACACAATCGCGGAGGTGAACGGGGAACTTCAAACGTTCCTCGATGAGACAGCTTCGCAAGTGCAGGCGATCCTGGCCGGCGGCGTCGACGGTGGCACCATCGAGGAACCGACCGGCGCAAAGATCAAGCTGCTGCGCTCGACCGTTTCGGGCCATGCGCCGGCGGCGCTCGAAAGCGGGCAGCTGGCGGTCAATGAGGCGGACGGGAAGCTGTTCTATCGGACAGCGGCCGGTGGCGTCGGCGAAATGCCGCTCAATGTGGCCGCGTTCGTAGCGACGCAGATCAACGCGCTCAAGGGTGAAGTGGGCTCGGCGCTCGATACACTGGACGAGCTTGCCGCCGCACTCGGAGACGATGCGAACTTTTCGTCGACGGTGACCACGGCGCTCGGCAATCGCCTGCGCGTCGATGTCAGCAATCAGGGGCTCACTCAGACCCAGAAGGACAATGCGCTCACGAACCTTGGCGCCGGCTCGGCAGCGACACGCACCGTCGGCACTGCCGCAACCAACATCGTCGCGCTCGATGCGTCGCAGAATGCCACGTTTCCGGCGACCATCAACTGCGTCGATCTCAACTACACCTCGGATGCGAGGCTGAAAGAGATCATCGGCTCGCTGTCCCGCGAAGACGCGGTGTCAATTCTGAGCGCACTCAACGTGGTCATATTCCAGTTCCGGCGTGATCCGTCCCGCCGTGACCATTACGGCGTCATCGCTCAGGAGGTCGCCAAGATCGTGCCGTCGCTGGTGACGGAGATCGACGACCCGAACGGCGAGTTCGGCAAGATCATGACGGTCGATTGGGCCGGCATCACCGCGATAATCCTGGCCTGCACTCAATGGCTGATTGCCGACCATGACAACCTCGCAGAGCGGGTTGCGCGAATAGAACAGCGCTTCGGAGACTGACTATGACCATCCACAACCCGTTCGCTGGGCTCAACGTTGTGCTGTTCCCGCCGGGGCGGAACCCGCGCCAACTGTTCGGGGTGGCGACCGTGGACTATGCGCAGCAGAGCGTGACGTATGCGGCCTTCTACGCTGAGTTCTCGGCGATCCCCGATGGGGTGAACGTCAAGGACCTGTACTCGGGCGCAGTCGTCCACAACCTATTCGATAAAGGCGAGGACAATACCGAGTTCGAAACAGAGTTCACAAAGCCGGGCCAGCAGGACGCGGCGCAGGACGGAACGCAGGACTACACGGCGGCCAGTTACTCATCGCAGGGACACCGCTTTCGGTTCACGGCCGATGGACTGATCTTCAAGTACATGGGCAAAACGACCTTTTGGGTTACGAGCCCAAATCGCGGGGCCGACGAGATTGTTGATTGGTGTACGATCAACTTCGTCGTCTATGCGAACGGTGAATTGGTAGGATGGCGGTCGCAGCATCTTGCGTCACGCGACACCAAGGCATCGCTGCGGCGCACGCTCGCTCTGGAGAATAGCTACAGTCTGTTCAGTGTTTTTATCCCGGCTATTGCGGGCGGGCTGGACAATTGCTCGTTCTTCGCCATGGAGGCCGAGGTTGGCGAGCATGTGCGTTGCAATCTCCCTGTTGCGTCCACATTCTACTCCGCTCAAGAAAATGATGTGCAGCCGTTGACGTTCCCGAGCCGAACGCTGCGCGTCACAACGCCGACCCTTCCATGTGTCGCGGCCGGCGGGGCTATCGACCTGCCCGTTAACGTCGTTTGGGCGAAAGACGGCCTACCGATTGGCGTTCCCATCGAACTGTGCGCCTCCAGCAAGCAAGGCTACATTCCGAACCGCAAGCTCGTGATCGATGATGATGGGAACGGCGTCGTGCGCGTCATGGCGCTCGGAATGGACGCCGGCCAGAAGATCAAACTCAAGATTGGAACGGAGGCGCTGACGGTTCTCGACAGATTCCCGATTGAGATAAAGGTGGTGTGATGGCGATCAAGCGCAACGGTGCTGTCATACTGGACGACACCGGCAAGGTCGACTGGAGCAAGATCAGCCCGTCATTCCCGACGATCACGACCCTAACCACAAGTGTGGATGGCGCTTGCAGCGCCGGCAGCGCAACGCCGAGCACGCTGACGCTTTCAGCCAACACTCTCGTCGGAACAGCGAGATCGTTCACCCTACAGTTGCGCGGCGGGTCCATTGCCAATTGTCCGTACAATTGCCAGTGCCAGTGCCAGTGCGCCTGCAACTGTGACTGCTCCCAGTGTGGCAGCAGCTGCTTCCTGGCGGGGTCGCCGGTTGTCATGGCTGACGGCTCGTTCAAAGCAATTGAGGACATCGATGTCGGAGAGTTCGTGCAGGGGCGCTTCGGTGAAGCGAACCGTGTACTGGCGCTGGATCGGCCGACGCTCGGCGGTCGGTCGATCTGGTGCCTCAACGGCGAGCACTGGACCACCGACGAACACACGCACTTCACGCATGCAGGACCGGCGGCTATCGACCTCGACGCGCACGCGGCCGACGCCGGCCGATGGGAGGGGGTCATTGTTGAAGGCGGGAAGACGGAGGTGTGGCAGCGCGTCGGCTTCACCAGAACGCCCGTCAAGAAGCTCCAGGTCGGCGACGATATGGTGGTCCGTCACAACGCGCACCGTCGGCTCGAAACGCTCGAACGTCTGAAATATCCAGCCGGCACACCGCTCTACAATCTCGTGCTCGGGGGGAGCCACACCTGCTACGTCGATGGTTATCTGGTCACGGGGTGGCTGCGCGACGACGACTTCGACTATGCCGCCTGGCAGGTACGCTGAGGGTGCAAACAGATGGCCGTAAAGAAGTCAGGCACCGTCGTGATCTCTGACGCAGGAATTATCGATTGGGCCAACATCCTGAATGCGCCGCTCAATCTTATCTCCGATATCAAGCTCGGCACGATTGGGAACTGCGTCGGGCACTTGAGCGGAACGCTGTCGGTCACGGTGGCAACGAATGGCAGCGAGCGCACGATCAATTTTGGGCTCACCGGCACGAATTGCAACTGCAACTGCAATTGTTACTGCCAGTGCCAGTGCTACTGACAGGAGACCAGGGATGGCTGTGAGAAAAAATGGCGTCGCCGTTCTCACTGACACCGGAATTCTACCACTTGCACAGGTCGGCAATGTCCCGAACCACGTTGAGGTTCTGTCCGTCGCGGTGGCGAATTGTGGGAGCGTCTTGCAGGTATCCAGGACAAAGTCCGGCAACAACGTGACATTCACGCTCACGTTGGCGGGGACGAACTGCAACTGCGTTTGTAACTGCCCCCCCGGCTACGTATGAAAAGGCATTCAATGCAATACGACCTTATCATGCTGGATCGCGACGGCGGCGAGCATGTAATCCACTATGACAACTCGACGTCTGCGCTAACGCATGCGAGCGGAGAGCCGGTGATCGCCAACCTGGCCAATCAGGAATGGCCGACAGACTTCACGCGCGTCTCCCCAGTAGAACCCGCCCGCAAATCTCGGAACGTGGTACGGCTGCGCATCCAGCTTGGCCTCAAGTGCAACATGCACTGCTCTTACTGCCTTCAGCATCATGAGCGTCCGTTCGCCGTAAAGACCGACATTGAGGATGCGAAGGCGTTCATCGCCAACCTCGATGGTTGGCTGGTCGGCAGCCCGGAGAAAATTGAATTCTGGGGTGGCGAACCGATGCTATACTGGCCGACGATCAAGTATCTCGTTGAGCAGCTTCATATCAAGTTCCCGAATGCCTTCTACGTGATGGTGATGAACGGCACACTCCTCACCGACGAAGTGATCGATTATGCCGAGCGGTTCAATATCGCCATCGCGATCTCCCACGACGGGCCGGGGCAGCATCTTCGCGGCAATGACCCGCTCGATGACCCCGAAATGGTCGACCGTATCAAGCGGCTGTTCACGCGGCGGCGCGGCTACGTGTCCTTCAACCCGGTGATTCACTCCGGCAACTACGACATCCTGGCGATGCTCGATTGGTTCAAGGAGCGGTTCGGGAACGACGTTAATGTCGGCTGCGAAGATGTCGTCACCATGCACGGCGATGGTGACATATGGGAGAAGGGGGCTCTGACCGACAAGCAACTCGTCGATCTGCAGCAGAATGTGATGATGGCTGTCATCGACGGACGCGGGCTTCAGATTGGCACCTTCGCGCGAACTATCGACCATCTCTTGCGCTCCATCAGGTTCGGGCGTCCTTCGGCCGCGATGCACCAAGCCTGCGGAATGGACCGCGAGAACCACATTGCCATCGACCTCAAGGGCAACATTCTCTCATGCAATGGCGCTGGCGCGCTCGGCCAGCACTACGCTGGCAACATCAGCGACATGGACGCGGTTCGCATCAAGGAGTGCTGGCACTGGTCGTACCGCGAGGAGTGCGCGTCATGCCCTGTGCTGCAATTGTGCGCCGGGTCGTGCATGTGCCAGGAGGGGGCAAACTTCTACCACTCCTGCAACGCGCATTTTCACTACTATCTCGGCCTTATGGGCGGCGCGCTCTATCTGCTCACCGGGTGGGTGCTGAAGGAGGTTCGTGGCGAAATTTTGCGGCCCGACCCGAAGATCTGCGACGAGCCCGACAGCAAGTACCGGGCCGATATGATCGCCCGTATCTACGGTAAAACAGCCGCCTGAGGCGTCTTCGCAACCTGAAAAGCCAGTCATTACGGCCCGCCGTCGAGCGGGCTTTTTGCTTTTGAAGGGAGCTACCCTGATGACCGAGCCGACTTTTGGCATCTCGTTTCTGCGCGACGACAATGAGCCGCGTCCGGCCGTCACGTCCGACCTGTCAGTGGTCGGTCTCGTCGGCCCAATGGCTGACGCACAGGAAGGCATTCCGATCAACGATCCAATCTCGTTCAATTCGGACGACACCGCAACGCTTGCCGCAATCGGAAACAACAACCACATCGCCGACGCGGTCGCCGGCATCAATGCACAACTCGCCGAGTTCCAGCGCGCTGCCCGCATCGTCATGGTGCGCACCGTCGCTTCGACCTCAGAAGTCCCCGCCACGGCGCTCACCGAGAACATCGCCAATTGCGTCGGAAGCGCAGCGACCTTGACCGGTGTGCACGCGCTTACCAAAGCTGGCACCAAGCTCGGCGTGGTGCCGCGTCTGATCGCAGTACCGGGGTTCACGGCGCATCAGGCTGACACCGACGACGCCAACGCCGTATGCGCCGAACTCCCTGGCGTGCTGAACAAGCTGCTCGGCGTGGCTGTGGTCGATGGTCCGGCCTCGACGTTGCAGGCGTTCACCGACTGGCGCGAGACCATGCAGAGCGAGCGCCTGATCCCGCTCGAAACAGCCTGCAAGGTGTCGGGCGCGGATGGCAGTGCGGTGATCAAACCGGCGTCTGGCCGGGTGATCGGCATCGCGGTGCGGCGCGACTTCGAGAAGAACGGCTTCCCGTTCCACTCGTGGGCCAATCAGCCGATGCAGGGCATTCTCGGCCCGAGCCGGGCGATCGAGTTCTCGCTCACGGACGGCGCGACCGAGGCCCAGGAAATCCTCGCCCTCAACGGCGGCGTCATCATCCGCGGCGAGGCGGGCGTTGAGACCGCCATCGCGTCGGGCGGTTTCGTCTATGTCGGCACCGACACCTGCTCGGAGGATTCGCTCTGGACTTTCTACAACCAAGTCCGCGGCCGCGACTTTATCCACCTGATGTTCCTGAAGACGCTGCGCTACTACCTCGGGCGCTTCAATATCACCGGGCAGGCGATCCAGTCGGTGCTCAACACCATGGAGTTCGCGCTGCGGGACCTGAAGGCCGATCAGCACATCCTCGGTTACAAGGTCGGGTTCACCAAGGACCAGAACTCGCCGGAGCAGCTTCGGCTCGGCAAGTTTTCTGTCCGGTTCCAGGCCGAGGAGCCACCGGTGCTGCGGCGCCTGGTGATCCAGTCGGCCCGCTACCGACCGGCGCTCGATGCGCTGCTCAACGATCTTCTCACCCAGCTCGAGCTCGCGGCGTAACCCAAGGGGTAACCTTGAACCGGAGGGCATGAATGTCCAATCTCTATGTGTGGGAAGCCGCCAACCTCTATTGCGGCGACGAGGACCCCACCAAGTCCAAGCACCTCACCCTGCAGAACCTTCGTTTGCCCACGCTCGAAGAAATATTCCAGGACCACCACGCCGGCGGTGCCAGGGTCGCGATCGAAGTCGGCCTCGGCATCAAGAAGCTCGAGCCGACATTCAAGCTCGTCGGCTGGGACCCGGATCTCCTCTCCCAGTTTGGCCTCGGCGCCAGGGGCAAAAGGCGTTTCACCGCCTACCAGGTGATCCGCGACAAACGCGCCGGCACGGCCATTGAAGGCAAGGCCATCATGGAGGGCCGGCTCGGCAAGATCGCCCCGGACGAGTTCAAGCGCGGCGACCTGGCGGCCAACGACTACACCATCAACGAAGTCACCCATTACGAGCTCTACTTCGACCGGCGGGAAAAGTTCTACTGGGACTTTTTCACCAACACGGTGCGGATCGACGGCACTGACCAGAACAACGACGAGAACACGATCCTGCGTGTTCCGACGTCAGCTTGAGCGGGAGGTGATCGATGAATGCCAGTCCAATGCCGGAGCAAGAGATACCGGCATCCGAGATGGCCGAGCCGCGGCTGGTCCTCGACCAGGATCGCAGCCGCGTGCGAACGGTCCATCTCGAATGGCCGGTCGAATATGACGGCCGGCGTTTCGATGAGATCATCGTTCGCCGCATGATCGGCGCCGAGGTAACCCGGCTGTCTGACTTGATCACCAGTCAGTTCGACGACAGCGACCTGTTCGCACTGGTTTGCGATACGCCCGCCGTAGTGATCCGCGCCCTCGATCAGGACGACTGGCTGGCGGTCCGGGAGGCGGTGCTGGATTTTTTGCCCCGTCGCTTCCGGGAGATCTTCGCGTCGACTGGCGCGAAGCCCGGAGCGTGATCGCGACCCTCGCCCATATCCTGCACACGTCCCTGACCGAATTCCTGGCGATGCCTTGGGACGAGATCGCCGCCTGGGCCGTAGAGGCCGACAAGATCCTCGCCAGCCGGCAATAGGGACAAATCTCCCATGGCAGTCCAGACCTCCGAACTGGTCGTTCGGCTGATCGACGACGTCAGCGGGCCGGCGCGAGGGATCGCCAACGCGCTGCGTGGGATCGGCACGGCCGCAAAATCGGTCACGATCGGCACCGTCGCCAGCCAAGTGAGCCAGGGCGTCCGACAACTGCGAACCGCGGTGGGCTCGGTCGGCGGCGCGCTGACCACCGGTATCGGTGGCCTCGGCCTCTACAAGCTGCATCACGACGTCTACGAGTTCGCCAAGGCCACCAACCGGCTGTCGGCCGCTAACCCAGAGATTGCCGCCGCGCAGATCGCCCGCATCAAGGATCTGGCCCGCGACATCACCCGGACCTCGCTGTTCGATCCCGCGACCGTCATGAATGCGGCCAATTCGCTGGCCCGTGCCGACGTCAGCATGGAAGCGATCGAGGGAGCGCTCAAGCCGCTCGCCAACGCCGCAATGGCGGCCGACGTGCCAGTGTCGCAGCTGGCCGATGATTTTGTGAAGCTGGCTTCAGGTTTCGGGCTGGCCTACCGGACCAAGGACCAGGCGCGTGACACTTTTGGCTATCTGGCCGACCTCGCCCAGTACGTGTCCCAAAAAGCGCCGGGCACCTTCAACGACTTCGTCCAGGCCATGAAATATGTCGGCCCCTCGGTGCGGGCCTTGGGCGTCGACATAAAGTGGCTCGCTGGCGCGTACATCATGCTCGACAAGGCCGGCATCCGGAACGCTGAGGCGGGCACGGCACTGCGCTCGATGTTCAAGCACATCGTGCAGCCGACGCTTTCGGCCCGCGGCATGTATGCCCAGCTCGGCATCGACATGGCCGAGTTCACCAAGCGATCCGACAAGATTACCTCCGCCCAGCTCGTCAAGCGGATCGCCGTCGAGTTCGGAAAGGACTTTTCCGCCATCGGACCGGAGCTGCAGCGCCTGCTCGACAGCGGGAATGGCGCAGCGGACATGCAGAGCGCCTTGATCCAGGCGATCACCCGCGCCTGGGGCGGCAAGGTGAAGGCCCAGGACGCCAGGAAACTGGCAAAATTCGTCAACAACTTCCTGTCCTCGTCCGTTTCGGAGATCGATCCGGAGAAGTGGATCAAGGCGTTGGCCGAAAAGGGCGTGACCTTCGGCCAGTTCCTGCAACTGGTCGAACCCCGCCAGGCCATGCGGCTGCGCAACCTGATGAACGAGACCCTGGGGGAGGATGCCGCCGCCAAGGCTCTGGATACCCCCATTGGTCAGATGGAAGGATTTCGTCGCGGGCTTGCCGATGAGGCCGCGCTCAAGATGATGCAGGGCTATCCGGCGGCGATCGCCAAGCTTACCGCCGCCTGGCACACCTTCATCGAGACCCTCGACAAGTCGGGCGCCATCGACCGGTTGGCCGACGGTCTTAAAGCGCTGGGAGAGTCGCTTGCCAATGTGCTCAAGGGTGACGCCTCGCTCAAGGACTGGGGCATCAGCCTTGCCGGCCTGGCACCGTTCATAGGTCCTATCGCTCTTGCGGTCGTCGGGCTCGCCAAGGCCTTCGGCATGCTGGCCACCACCGTCAAGCTGGCCGGCGCAGCATTGCTGCTATTCCCCTTGGCGACACTGAAGACCCTGCTCGCCACCGGCGGTGTTGCCGCGGGCGCGACCGGAGCCGTGGGCGCTGCCGGGGCGGGCGCTGCAGGAACAGCGGCGGGGGCCGGAGCCGGCCTTGGCGCTCTCGGGGCGGGCCTCACCGTCGCCGGCGTGCTGGCCGCAATCTACGGCCTGCACAAGGTGACCGAGCCGAGGGCCGGCACGACGCTCGGCGAACGACTGCGCGAAAACCGCGGCAACCGTTCCATGCGCGAGACGTTGCGTGACGAGTTCATGGCCGAACGAAAACGTCTCGATATTCCGGCTCCCGATCTGACCCCCCAGGGCGAACAGACAGGCAGGACGTTCCGGGACGGCATCGCCGAGGAACTGGATAAGACCGAGAAGCTGATCCAGGACTATATCCGCCGCTTCGAGGGGCTGCTCGGCTTTACCGCGACCCCAAAAATCTCGCCGATGTTTGCGCCGGCACCGGCCGCGCCTTCGTTGAGTCCTACCCGCGCCGCCGCGCGCGGGCTCTATTCCGACTATGACATGGCCGGGGACATCGCCTGATGTTGATGGCTCTGGGTCCGGTCACATTTGAGATCACCCCGTTCAACCCGCAGACGACCGACCGCTCGACCTCGGCCTCCTGGGTCGAAAAGTCGGTCGTCGGCCGCCGTCCGCCGCTGGAGTTCACCGGCGATGGGCCGGAGACGATCAAGATCGACGCAAGACTGTTCCCGGAAAAGTTCGGCGGGCTGTCGTCGCTTGCGACCCTCGACACCATGCGAGCCTCGGGCGTGCCGCATTTCCTGATGCGGGGCGACGGCATGCCGCTCGGGTGGTTCGTGGTCGAGCAGGTCGCCGAAAAATCCACCTATCTCGACGCCCACGGTGTCGGCCGCGCCATCGAGGTCGACATCACCTGCAAGCGCGCTGACGCGCCTGGCGCCCAAGGCTACATGGCGGCGCTGCTGAACCTGATCGGATGAGCGCTGAGATGATCATCAAGGTCGCGGGCGAAGGAATTTCGGTCGATCTGCTGATCTGGAGAAAGTACAAGCGGCCGATGCCCGGGCTGCTCGAGCAGGTGCTCGACATCAACCCCGGCCTTGCGGCGCTCGGGCCTATCCTTCCCATCGGGACAGTGGTGAAGTTTCCGAACGTCAAGCCACCGACGGTCCTCCAACTCGCCGTCGTGCGCCTGTGGGCCTGACATGTCGGCCGACCTTGCGATCTACCGCGTCACCGTCGACGGCAACGACATCTCGAACCTGCTCAATCCGATCCTGATCAGGCTGCGGGTCCATGACGCGGCCGGTACCGCGAGCGACACCGCCAACATTGATATCGACGACACCAACGGCCGGATCGCCTTCCCGCGCGACGGCACCTATTTGGGCGTAGATCTGGGCTGGCGATCGAGCGGTATCGCGCGAGTGTTTGAAGGCACCGTTGATGACGTCAAATCCCGTGGCGGCCGTGGCGACGGCCGGACCCTGCACATCACGGCCAAGAGCGCCGACACAAAGGCCAAGACCAAGCAGCACCGGGAGAAGCACTGGGACAACAAACCTCTCGGTGCCGTCATGCAGGACGCGGCAAAACTCGCCGGCGTCGAAATGCTCGTCGATCCGACGCTCGCCGGCATCCAGCGGGATTGGTGGGGAATGTCGACTGAGAGCTTTTTGCATTTTGGCCACCGCATCGCCCGCGAGGTCGGGGGTGCGTTCAAGGTGTTCGGCCGGCGCGCCATCCTGGCCAAACGCAACGGCGGCATCTCGGTGTCTGGCGCAACCCTATCGACCGTCACCGCCCAATGGGGCGTCAACCTGATCAACTGGGATATCGCCCCAGTCGTTGGCCGGCCGCGGTTCAGCAAGGTTCGCGCCCGCTGGTACGACGTCAAGGAAGCGAAGTGGAAGGAAGAGAACGTCTCGGTCGACGACAAGTCGGCACAAGCGCAGGCGACCGCGCGCTTCACCAAGCCCAGTCGGGACGAGGCCAAACGGACCGCCGAGAACGGCAAGACGGCGTCCGAACGCAACAAGGGCGAGGGCTCGGTGCGCATCGACGGCAATGTCATGGCACAGCCGGAGGGCACCTGCCTCGTCATCGGCGCGCGCCCGGGCATCGACGGCCTCTACCGGATCGACACTGTCGACCACGAACTGTCGCGCTCCGACGGGTTCACCACCTCGCTGTCGCTCAAGCAGCCACAGGGCGAGGCCGGCAAGGATAGCCGCTGATTGATCAGCAATTGCCGTGACCCCCGACGCCGCCTCCGGGCGGCGTTTTGCTTTGCCAATCCATCAACAGCACTCGGAGGAGATGATGCGATCCATCATCGCAATGACGTTTGCCGCTTCGGCGCTGCTCAGTTCGTTCGCTGCACCTGCCCAGGCAGGCAAGTATCGGTCAGTGTTTACGCATGCTGCACCCAAC